TGCGTTCGGCTGTCGTCGTAGCTCTGTGTGAAATTAGTAGAGACGTTTTCGAGATTGATGTAGATGTCAGCCCCGGCGTGAAGCATGACAAGCTCGTACCGATATTCGAGATTACCAACGGCCACATTACAGTAGTCAGTAACAGCCTGACGCTCCGTAATTGGCTGTAGGTAATCGATAACGTCGGGAACTTCTCTGGTAATCACATCAACCGCACTGGTGTAGTTGAAGTGAGCATAGTCAACATCAAGCGAAGTGCTTGGCGTTGACGGAATCTCAAGCTGTGCGTAGACGGGATTGACGTAACACTCGCCAGCAGCAGGCGAATAAGTCGTCGGATCGTCTCGAACGACATTAACCGTTAGGTCAGTGCCATCGAGAGAAACTGTGATCGAATCAGCATCTTCCCGAATTGGCCCGTTATCGAGATCAACGGAAGTGCTGGGTGCCAAAGCGTGATCTTCAGCAGTAACAGTAGTTTCCGGGGCCGCAACTGCGTAAACCGGAACCGCGCCTTCATCGAAAGCATCGATAATGGCGTTAGTGAGAAGGCTGGATTCCTCTGGCCCGAACCACTCTCGCGCTTTTCGCTTTTTCGTCACTTTGTAAACTGTTCTTGTGTCAGCCGCGTCGGTTGCGGCGTTCAAGTCTGCCTGACCGACAAATCCGATAGTGCTTGCTACGCCAGCCGAAACAGGCTGGTCAGCCGTAGAAGTAATGTCGGAAATAATGCTCGGTTCGGTGTTGTCTCCGTATTGAGTCATGTGTAAATTAAATGTTAGTTAAACGAAAGATTCTCTCGAATACTCTCGATTGTGTCGCCCTCTGTAAGAGCAACAGTATGATCGCCGTAGAACGAAGCTGAGAACATCAGTTCGCTTTCACGCGGCTCTACAAATTCGCTCGTCGGGTTTCCGCCTGATCCAAGATCGCAACGCTTGATGTCTTCGTGAAATTCTTGTGGGAATTGACTAATCAAGCGAATTTCGTGTTTAAGACTGTCTTTAAGAGAAGAAACGCTAACTTGCTCATTATGACGAATTTCCCACTCAACACGAGTTTTGAAGTCAAAGGTTAGGTATCGTTCGTAGTTTTGGTCAGCAGTGTTAGGTTGCTCACCAGTGTATGCGGAATTGTGATGTCCTTGATCTTCAGAGTCCCAATCATCAATGATTACCACTGGAACGGGACGCTCGCCATCAGGATCAGTTAATACAGGAACCGGCAGAACTGAATCGAGATGTGACTGAAGATGGGCAATGAAATCTTTTTCTCGCATAAGAATTACTGCAAACCAGCTTTGCGAAGCTCTCGGTACCGCAAAAGCAGTAATCACGGTTCCGGGGCTGTAAGAAGCGGCCAAACCCTGAAGTTGTGGATTCCAGTTTTCGACGTTGTATTGAGTATCAGTGACTCTTGGTAAGCTACCAGAAGCACTGCCTGTAACTTTGTCGTCAACCCACGCTATGATGTCTTGAACAGCCGGAGCGTTGCCCGGTTTTCTTCCCTCTTCATTTATTCTCGCGTGTGGGGCATCATTGATGATTTCTCCGTTCCAAGAATAGAAATCAGAGCTGCGATTATCTTGAGTTCGGAATCCTTCTTTTAGAGTACCACGCCAAACACGATCAGCAGAAAGAACTGCATCCTTTGCTTGATCCTCACCCTTTTCGAGTAGCCATTCACCCGCGTCTTGTAGCCCGTCTTCAAGCCCTTGTTTCAGAGCAGGGCCAGCAAGAGCGGTGTTATTGCTAACATCAACGTCAATTTCAATGTCACTCATCGATTATCTGATCTCCGAAAAATTCAACATGAGTGTCATAAGTAGTGTGGCTACCAACTTCGTAAGAATCAGAACCGTATTGGATTCTTGATCCTTCTTTTGGTGCTTGAGGCTGATCGGGGCCTGTAGGAACTATGAAAACTGGATTATCTTGGTGAAGCGTTCCAGCGTCGGACTCATATTCGCTATTCCGATTCGGATACGTTCGAAACGCAAGCACAACCCGGTCTTCCGTATAAGTATATTCCGCGTTTCCGAAATCGTCTTTACTTGTTTCTGTCAGACTAAGAACAGTCGCTTCCCGCCCAACACGTCCGATTTGAGCGGCCACACGTTGTGAAGCGTAGTTCATATATCGTTGGCATCAACAGTGCTACTGCCACCCGATCCAGCCCCACTACCAGTCTCGAAGCTTCCAGATTGGTAGTCTCTCGAACTACGTGTGTTCGAGCGAATCTGATACACTTTCTCAGGCTGAAGGGATTCTAATGCCGATGTTGCTTTGTCATACCAGAAAATCTGGTTGCCATCGTCATTAGACCGGAGTTCTCCCTGATCGATTGCGCCAATCTGTAAGTCTTGAGAATCAAGCTCACCAGTTTCGACTTTGGTGAAGAGGCACGTAAACCAGAAGAGAACTTCTTGACGTTGCGGGAACTCCGTATTGAACCACTCGAAATCAGGCCCAATGCTCCGCTCGGTAGCGGCGTTGCTTTTTGCTCGATCAAAAGCAGTGTCAAGGCCGTCACTCGAAAGCTGTAGTTCAGATTGATAGCCGGTAAATTCTCGAACTTGTGCTTTTAGATTGGTTTCTGTGTCAATCATGAATATCAGACGGCCTTATGAGGCCAATTATTTCACGTTGTCAGCAACGACGCTGACAGCCGCGAGTGGGTCGCCCATCCGACAACCGAAGTCGGCTTCGGCGTTTGCACCGAGAAGGTCGCCGGGGCTTCGAACAACCGCGCCGTTAGGTCGCGTGACCTGAACAGGGCGATCTTCGAGGAACTTGATCGGAGACTCGTTCTGCGCCTGCGTGACGTAGAACTTGTCACCAGCCATCCACGGCGACTCAACGAGGGAGACGCCATCGATGACAATATCGAGATCACGGACATCGCTCGAACGCATCCCGTTAGCCATCGGAATATCGTACTGAGCGTCCCACGAAATCTCGTCGCGGAGACTGCGTTTGAAGCCATTGGAACACAGTGCAACGAACGGCCCCTCAAGACCGTGGTGCGAAAGCTCTCGCTTTGCGCTCTCGATGTGTTCGTGAGCTTCGTGAGCAGTTCCTGCGCTGGAATCAACGAAGAGATCGTCGGTACTTCCGAAGACGTGGTTGTGCGAATTATCGAAGTTGTATTCGCCGTAGTCTTTGATGTCGTACCATGCACCGCTACCGTCGATGATCCCATTCTGAAGAGTCTGGTAGATTAGCTGCTCTTCAGTGTTCTTCGCGCCAGTGAGAAGACGGCGAAGCTTTCGAATGATCGTCTCACTCGAAGTTTTGCGGATGAACTTCTGCGACATTCCGAGCGACTTGCTGAACGTATCGCTCCGAATGGTCATCCACTTGCCGTCTTCGATCTCGTCGCGCATTGCACGGGGCTGCTCGCCTTCAGAAATGTTGTCCCAATAGACATCATCCTGTTCGGCTTCCTGATAGAAGCTCTGCTCCGTGACCGTCTCCGCAAACATCTCGCGGAACGGTTTTTTTGCATCATTGTATCGGTAGAAAAGGGTACGCGCCATTTCCAACAGATCGTTAATATCTTTACCGTCTGCCGTATGGAGTTGGTGTCGTGGCTGCATAATTGAATGTAAGAGTTAAGAACCGCTGAAGGAGTCTTTAAACCAGAACCTCGTAGTCAGCGGCGACTTCGAGGAATAGGCGAGTCTTGTCGGTGTTGTTCGGATTGACTTTACCATCCTGCATCGGGGTACAGGCCATACCGAGAACCTGAACCGCTTCGCCGGAACCAGTAGGCTTGGTCTGCGTGAAGCCGCCACCGGGAGCCAGATAGACCGGCTCGCCAGCGTTCCAGTTGGTGTCGTCGTCATCGTTGACCATCTCGATCCCCGAACGGATCGCGGTGGCTCGGTCGCCAACCTTAGTTCGAGTTTCTTCGTAAATCTGTGCCTCAACGTCACCCCACGGATGGGTGTTGACGCCGCCATACTGACCAGCGGGAAGGATTTCTCGCGGGAAGAGAACTCCAACCGCATTGATGGGGCCAGTTCCAGCTTCGTTTGCATCAGAAGCGGCATCAGCACGAACAAGCTTTGGCTCAGTACCAGAGTTGTCAATGCCGACAGGAACGCCCTGTTCCTTGCCGGTTAGCTGAATGTTGTCGAAGCCAGTTCGGTTAAGTGGCTGTTCCTCGCCAGTCGCAATGTTAAAATCTACCATTGTAAATTAGAAATTAGTCTTCGAGCTTGATGCCGGGCATATTCTCAAGCTCGCCGTCAACGAAACTTGCTTCGTCGCCGCCCTCTCCCTCAACAGGAGACTTCGTACCCATATCATCAAACGTCCCGCCTTCTTCTCCGCCTTCATCAGAATCCGTACTCTGACTACCAACGAACTCTTTCCAGTCCTGAAGGTCACTAAACGAAGTCGCTTCTTCGTCTTCGAGCGTGTCTTCAGTAACCGGAACTTCATCGAAAGCTTC